AAAAACTTGATAAGCAATCGCTGGGTGGGTTGATAGACCTTGTTAGCACTATCGCTCTCGGGGATAGTGTGTCCCGTTCCAACGACGTGTTGGGAAGAGTTTACGAATATTTCCTCGGTCAGTTTGCCCTGGCAGAGGGTAAAAAGGGCGGGCAGTTCTACACACCCCGCTGTGTAGTACAACTGCTTGTTGAAATGCTCGAACCTTACGAAGGTCGTGTTTTTGACCCGTGCTGTGGCTCCGGCGGTATGTTTGTTCAGAGCGAAAAGTTTATCGAAGCTCATGCGGACCGCTACAATGGCAAAGCAAAGGAAATCGATAAGCTGTTTGAAAGCGTTGTATCAGTTTACCGAGACCCTGGGACATATACATACCGAGTTCGGCGAACTTCTTCGACGGCGATTTGATTCCGAAAAAGCTGCAGATGCCGTTCCACAAATCCTTCGCCCAGCCGGAAACCTTGTCCCAGATCCATGACGCAAGCGACTGAATACCGTTCCATAAACCTTTGACGAGATTTTTTCCGACATCTGCAAGCTGCGATATACCGTTTCCGAGAGCGGACACAATACCGGAAATAATCTGCGGCATAGCTTTCACGATCTCTTTTATAATAGTAGGAAGGTTCGTGATGAGTGAAGTCAGCAGTGTAATTCCTGCCTGCACAATCATCGGAATGTTCTGAGTGATTGCGTTTACGATGCTCGTGATGATCTGCGGCAGTGCGTTAACGATTGTGAGAATTATGGTCGGAAGTGCCTGAATGAGAGATACCAGCAATTTTATGCCCGCTTCGATTATCTGCGGAATCGCGCCGAGCACACCATTGATGATGCCGTTTATAATCTGAGGCAGAGCGTTTACGATTGCGGCTATAATAGTCGGAAGCGCCGCCACAAGAGATGTAATCAGCTTGATTCCTGTTTCGATTATCTGCGGAATGGCATTTATTAAAAATGTTATGACTCCGTTTATGATTGCCGGCAGCGCATTGATAATAACCGGAATCGCATCAAGTATGCCCTGGGCAAGCCCCATGATGATTTGAAGTACCGCCGTGAGCAGCTGAGGAAGATTGTCTATAAGTGTCCGGCACACCTGCATGATGACCGCAACGATTGTAGGGATGAGCGTCGGCAGCGAATCCGAAATTCCTGATGCGAGAGTTACGATTACCTGCATTGCTGTTTCAAGTATCATCGGAAGATTGTTTATGATCCCCATTGCGAGTTCCGAAACAAGCATAAGGGCTCCTTCAGCTATTTGAGGTAAAGCTGAAACAAGCCCTTCAAGAATGGAAAGTATAATCTGCGTCGCGGACAAAACTATCATCGGAAGATTATCGACGATCGCTTTTCCTATTGATGTGACGAGTGACATTATAAGGTCGAGAATTACCGGAACATACTCCATAATGACATCGATTGCCTTCGGCAGAATGTCCCCGATTACCTTGCCCATCTGCGATATATCTCCGTTGGCATTCAGTATGCCGTTGGTAAACTCTCCGAGAAGGTCAACACCGGAACCGGCAAGTTCTGTCAGCACGGGAAGCAGAACAGTGCCGAGTGCATTTTTTGCTGCGGTTGTTCCGACAGTCAGATACTGAATCTGGTCGTCAAGCTTCCCGTATGCATTCAGCATTTCATCAGAAACCACATATCCGGCTTTTCTTGCTTCCTCACCGAGTTCTGCCATCCGCTCCGCGCCAACCGTAATCAGCGGATTCAGTTCTTGCGCGGATTTGCCGAGGATCTGCATGGCAAGCGCATCGCGTTCGGTCTCGTTCTGCATTTTTCCGAGTGCGTCGATGACTTCCCAATACACCGTATCCGAATCCCGAAGACTTCCGTCAGCGTTCAAAACCTGGACCCCAAGCTTTTCATAGGCATCCACGGAAAGCTTCGTGCCGTCCTGGACAGCCTTCATGCTTTTAATCTGCTTTGCCATAGACTTTGTAAGAGTCTCTGTCGAAACATCCACAAGTTCAGCCGCATACATATATTCCTGCAGCTTGTCGGTCGCAATACCGGTGATGGTCGATTCGGTCATTACCGTGTCGGCATAGGCTGCGCCTGCAGCAGACATATCAATGAGTGCTTTTCCGGCGGATATGGCTGCTGCGGATACCGCGGCAAAAGCTAAGGCAAGCGTTCCGGCTACCGCTTTACATACACCGCCGAGACCTTCAAAGCGCGATGACGCTTCGTCGGCATCATCGCCTGCTTCTTTGACATCGTCGCCCATCTCATCGGCGGCATCTCCCATGTCATCCATACCTTTGCCGGTATCCTTGAGGGCGGAACTGTTATCTTCAAGTTCCCGCTCCATTTTATTGAGTTCTGCCTGTGCGTTGTTCAGCTGAACCGCCCATGCCTGTGTGCGGCGGTCATTTTCGCCGAAGGAGGATGACGCGTTTTCAAGCGCGGAACGCAGCGTTTCAATCTTGGATTTTTGGGTATCGATGTTTTTATTTAAGACATCGTTCCTTGCGGTCAAAGCTTCAACCGACTTATCCTGGGATGAAAACTGAGATTCCACGAGTTTCATCTCGGAGCCGAGCACTTTCATCTGCGAATTGATATCCGCGATTGCTTTCTTGAAATCCTTTTCACCTTCGATGCCTATCCGCAGGCCGAAATTGTCTGTCATTCACGTCACCTCCTTCGTTTATATTCCGTACGGGATTGCCTCATCGATAAAGTGCTCCCGTCTGGATTTTGCCATTCCATTGAACTGCTTATACACCTCCCACTGATCAAGCAGATGACCGATGGGCATCAGCCACACTTCCTCCTCTGTGCGGTTCAAGAGTGTGACTCCGTAAAAGATTAAACGGGCGAATATCTCTCCGTCAGAGGTATCCGGCCCGTTTATCCGTTTTTTGATTCTTCGCTCTGTACTTCGCGCTTTGTGCCTTTGATAAGACAGTCCATAATCGCTTCCTTGAATCCGGCTATCTCGTAGGGTGTGGTGAAGAGCTCCACAGTTTCCGGTTCGAGCAGATCCTTTTTGTCCTGCGGATTCTTTGCGTTGTGAATCAGAATCGGCTGATTGGCAAGCAGGGTGATAAGCCAGATCAGTTCATCAATGGCGGTCTCAAAATTTTCAGCCTTGAGGAGTTTGTCTCCAAGGTCGGAAAGACCGCCGTATTTCTTGCCAATTTCCTTTGTCGCCCTTGTGGTAAGGAGCAGTTCATACTCCTTGCCGCCAATGGATATAACCGAGCTTCTTTCATTTTCCATAACTTACTCCCCCTTCGTTACCGTCACGGTGTATGTCTTTGCGGTATTTCCGTTGGTAACGATAATCACCACGGTATTGGTGCCGGTGACCCATGTTGCCGACTGACCGCTTGCGATCGAGTTGCCGTTTACCGTGATTGCGACAGCGGCATTATTGGATGTAGCGACCGCCGTGATTGTGTTTGTTGCGTTTTCGGTGGTTGCGGTATACTCAGTTGTTCCGGAACTGAAAGCCGGAGAGAGTGTAAGCGAGCCAAGGGTAAGGGACGCAAGCGTTGCATCGGCCGTAGTATAGTCCGGCTCGTACACGCTCTGGAACCAGTTGGATATGACATTCGGTGATACCCCTTCCTCGCCGTCAGTTACCTCCGCTTTCCACGGGTGCTTGTTCTGGGCATCAAGCTTATTTCTTCTCGATATGGTTCCTTCGATGGAAGGGGTCTGGAACTCTATGCTGTCACCCTTGGTTTTGAGCGATGTTCCGGGGATGCCAAACAGAACACGGTATAACCAGAAGTATCTGTACTTGCCCTTGGCGGTTTTCGCCCGGAATCCGATCGCCACCGGTGTAGGTTCATCCTCTCCGGCAGAAACAATCACACCGTTTGCATCCACAGCGGCTCCCGTCAGATCTCTTGCCGCCTGTGGGCCGATTTCGTTGATGCCGAGCGTTATCGTGCCGCTCTTGAACTCCTTGATTACGGTATCGGTTCCGTCATCGGCGTAAAGAATCGCTTCATTGAGTTCGATGGATACCTCCGCCTCGATTGCTCTGGCAAGTTTTACGGGAGTTCCGTATATCTCGTCGCCCGAAGCGGACTCGGTGATTTTGGAATAATAAAGACTGTCAAGTCCTATTGTGGCCATTCGTTTTATTCCTCCTGTAGTTCATAATTTTTCGCCACATCAATGGCGTAGTGATGATAGCCGGTATCGTCTTCATGTCCGATATACCGGCGGTCGGTTATGGTGATTCCGGCTGCGAGAATTGCGGATTCCATGCGTTTCTTTACTGCCAGGTAGTTGCTTCTATCAAATATGGATATACGGACTTCCTCGATATCCTGACCCGGGGCGTTATCCGAGAACAGTTCGTAGGAATCCGAAAGAGGTGTCAGAACCGCATATCTGTCGGGCGGTGTTTCCGAAAAGATGCCCGTTTCGACCGGTATCCCGAGTGAATATATAATCGTATTTAATTCAGTAAGCAAGCTCATATCTTCGAAATCTCCTCCTCCAGTTTTTCTTTCATCGCACGAATGCAGGAATCCTTGGATTTCGACTTTGCCGGTTTCAGAAAAGGTTTCGGCGGCTGGCCGTGTTTGCCGTATTCGAGGATGTTTGCGATTTTCGCATTGCTTTCGCCGTCGTTACGAGGCTCTTTGAAACCGATTTTAACATCGAAGTTTCCGTTTCTGTCCTGTTTTGCCGGTGAAGTTCCGAGAGAGGACAAGAGTTCTCCGGTTGAACGGCTTTCGACTTTGGTGTTCTTACCGATTACCGATGCCAGATTTGAGCGGACATTCTTTTCGACCACCTCGGCTCCGGCAGCCAGAACTTTGGGAACGATCTCATCGGTTTTCTCCTGAAGCTTTGCAATCTTAAGCAGAAACTCCTCCGGCATTTGAAAAGTCGCTTTAGCCATCGTCACACCTCGCCAACACCTCAAGATACATATCACGGCCTCTGACATTTTCGACCGAATAAATGTTATAACGCTTTCCTTCACAGACAATGATGTGGCGGTTGTTCAGTTCGACTCCCGGTATAAAGCGAAGGCGGAACAGAGCATTCACCTCATTGGATTGTGCCATGCTCCGCCATCGTTCGGTAGAGTTCTTCTGCTCAGAATATGCCCTGACAGATGCTACCACCGTATCCGAGTGACTTGTGAAACCGTCCGCGTCCTTTGCAGGCTCGGTTGAGATAATTTCAATAAATGTATTAATTTTTCCGAAGCTCATGATTACACCTTCCAGTTTCTGTCGAGTTTCAGAAGAAGATTGACCGTATTCCACACCTGCTGTCCCGCCTGCACATTGTCGGCAAAAAAGCCGCCGGTGCTGCCGTCCCTTGACTCATAGAAGTGGGACGACAGCATAATGACGGCCTGCTCTGTGGTGGGAGGCATCGGATGTTCTTTGTAGTAATATTCCGGATGATGCTGATAACTTTCGGCATAGGAAACGGCGGCGGTGATATACATCTGCAGGAGTTCGTCATC